TTTCACTAATGGGTGGTGTAGTAGAATCAATAGTAAATGTTGTAACAAGTTTTATTGGGTGGCTTATACCAACACCTGATATTCCTGACTTTGATACACCTGAAGAAGAAAAAGGTGTATTAATAAACAAGTCATCTAACAATGCACAAATACCTATAGTATATGGTCGAAGACAGGTAGGAATTACTAGAGTATTTTTAGAAAGTTCTGGGAGTGATAATCAGTATTTATATATGGCTGGTGTAGTTTGTGAGGGAGAGATTGAAGAAATACAAGAAATTTATATTGACGATAAAGAAGTTACTTTTGATGGTGCATTAACAGATGGCACAGTTAGAGAAGTAGATAGTTCAGATTCTAATTTTTATAAAAGCAGTTCTCATATTCAAGTACAAGCATTTTATGGAACAGATAGTCAAGTAGCATCTTCTATTTTAACTAACTCTACTAATTGGACATCTAATCATAGACTAAGAGGTGTTTGTTATTTAGCTTTTAGGTTTAAATGGAATCAAGATATATTTAGTTCAATACCACAAGTAAGAGTAACTTTAAAAGGTAGAAAAGTATATGACCCTAGAACTGATACAACTGCCTACACATCAAACTCTGCATTAATATTGCTAGACTATTTAAGAAATACTAGATATGGAAAAGGATTACCGAATAGTGCATTTGAATCTGATTTTGCATCTTTTAAAACTTCTGCTAATGAATGTGAAACACAAATAACTCCATATACAGGTGCAGATCAAATAAATTTATTTGAAACTAATGCAGTTATAGATACTGACCAAAAAGTAATTGAGAATGTAAAAAAACTTCTTAATCCTATGAGATCATTATTCACTTATAATGATGGTGTTTATAAATTAAAAATTGAGGGTACAGGCACAGCAGTTAAAACAATAACAGCAGATCATGTTGTGGGTGGTGCAAAAGTTTTAGGAGAAAGAAAAAATAATAAGTACAATCGTGTAATTGGTACATTTGTTAATCCTGATAAGAACTGGCAAAATGATACTGTATCTTTTCCACCAGCAGATGACACTATTGTTGCAACTGAATTTAAACATGCAACAATGTTAGCACAAGATAATGGAACTTTATTAGAGGGTAACTTTCAATTTCCTAATGTAACTAATAAATTTTGTGCAGAGGCATTATGCGAAGTCATTTTAAGAAGATCAAGAAATCAATTGCAAATACAATTAACATTAACATCAGAATTTTTAGAATTAGAAATTGGAGATATAGTTGCAATTACATATCCTAGTGGTGGTTTTAATGCCAAACCTTTTAGAGTTCTAGGATTAGAAATAAACGAAGACTTAACTGTTAATGTTCAATTATTTGAACATCAAGATAATTTTTATACATTTAATGAAAAAAATCCTATAGCAACTATTGCAGATACTGTTTTACCTAATCCTAATTCTGTTCAACCACCAGCAAGTGTTACTTTAGATGATAGTTTGATTGAATATAATGATGGTACAGTTATTGTTGCATTAGATGTTAATATAGGTGCATCTACTGATAGCTTTGTTGATTATTACCAAGTTGAATATAAAAAAAGCACAGATTCAGATTATATTATTTACGCACAAGGTAGTGGATTAAAACATAGAGTTTTAAATGTGATTGACCAAGATACTTATGATGTAAGAGTTAAAGCTGTAAATACTTTAGGAGTATCATCAAGTTATGTAACAGCACAAAGAACTATTGTAGGTGCTATTGCACCACCAAGTGATGTAGAAGACTTTTCATGTAATATTGTTGGACAAGAGGCTCACTTATCATGGTCGCAAATACCTGATTTAGATTTAGCATATTATCAACTTAGATTTAGTGAAGAAACTGACGGAACAGCAGATTGGCAGAACTCAGTTAATTTAGTTTCTAAAGTATCAAGACCAGCCACAAGTATTTCCGTACCAGCTAGGGCTGGGACTTATCTTATCAAGGCTGTCGATAAACTTGGAAACTTTAGTTCAAATGCAACTGCAATTATTTCAAATGTAACTGATACTGTTAATCATAATGCAGTAGCAACACAATCAGAACACCCTGACTTTTTAGGAACTTTAACAAATACAGTTATAGCAGATGATTCAATTAGATTAGATTCTTCAGAATTATTTGATTCAGCTTCAGGAGATTTTGATGACGAAACAACTAGATTTTTTGATTCTGGTGTAAGTAATGCTGACTTCTTTGCAAATGGTAATTATGAATTTGCAAATGTTATTGATATTGGTGCTAAACATACTGCTAGAATTACAGCATCATTAACTCAAACTTCAGATAATCCTGACGACTTATTTGATAATAGAAGTGGATTGTTTGATTCTGCACCATCTAACTTTGACGGAGATACACCAGCAAACTGTGATGCTCATTTAGAAATAGCAACTTCTGATGATAATGTAACTTATACAGCTTTCCAAAATTTTGTAATAGGAAACTATACAGCTAGATATTTCAAGTTTAGAGTATTTTTAATTTCAAGAGATTTAGCATCTACTCCTGTCGTATCACAAGTAACAGTTACAATAGATATGCCTGATAGAATATTTAGTGGAAATGATATAACTTCTGGTGCTAGTACATATTCAGTAACATTTACAAATCCATTCAAATCTGTTAATTATGCTGTTGGAATTACAGGCGAAGATATGGCTACTGGAGATTTCTTTGTAGTAGAAAATAAGACAATAAATGGCTTTGACTTAACATTCAAAAATTCAGGTGGTACAGCAATAAGTCGTACCTTTGATTACTTGGCTAAGGGCTATTGATATATTAAAATAAAAGGAGTATAAGAACGATATGGCACAAGGAGATTATTTAATTCAAAACCAATCTTTTCCCTCTTTTCGTAGTGATTTAAACTCTACTTTAGAGGCTATTAATACATCTAATTCAGGAACATCAAGACCATCAAGTGCTGTCGCTGGAACAGTTTGGTTAGATACCACTTCAGCAACTACACCTACTTTAAAATTTTATGATGGCTCAGATGATATATCTTTAGCAACATTAGATTACACAGCTAACACAGTTAATTGGTTAGATAGCACAGTTTCATTTGATATTGTTTCAGATACAACTCCACAATTAGGTGGCGACTTAGATGTTAATGGAAATGAATTTGTTTCAACATCAAATGGCGATATTGTATTTTCTCCTAATGGAACAGGTAAAATTAAATTTAATGATTTAGCTTATTACCCAGAAGCTAGTATTACATCTACATCAAATGCAGTAGCTTGGGATTCACAAGCACAACCAAACGCAAAACATACTACAACAGAAAATACAACATTCTCTGCACCAACTAATGCAACAACAGGAAGTTTTATAAGTTTAAATATTCAATATGGTGGTGCACATACAATCGCTTTCAATACAGTTTTTGAATTTGCTGGAAGTACAGCACCAACATTTACAAGCACATCTGGTCAAACAGATCATTTAGTATTCAGATACAATGGTACAGTTTGGCAAGAGATGGGTAGAACTTTAAATATGTCAGCAACATAGGAGAATCATGTACGCAGTAGTCGAAGATAATAACATAACTCAATTTATAAATTACCCTAAATCCATTGTTATAGGAGAGGTAAGATACCCAGCTAAAATATTTACAATGTGGTCTAAAACTGAAAAAGAAGCTATTGGTATTTATGAAATAGAAATAGATTCATCTAATTACAAAGACCCAGCATATTACAATAACACTAACGAACAATATACTTTTGCAGATAATAAAGTTGTTAAATCTTGGGGAACTGCAACACCTAAAAGATTAGAAGATGAAAACGCAGTAGATGAAAATGGAGAACCAGTATTACAAGATGGTGTTCAAGTAATTAACTATGGTTTAAAAACTGAAAAGAAAAGAATTGTAAAACAACAAGCATCTGGCTTATTAGCACCTACTGATTGGTATGTAGTTAAATCAACAGAAGTAGCTGACTATGATATTCCAGCAAACATATTATCTTTCAGAGCAGATGTTAGAACTAAATCAAATGAAATGGAAACAATGATTGATAACTGCACAACAGTTGATGAACTAAAATCTTTATACGAATATACAAACACAGGAACAGAACAAAATCCTGTAATGACAAGACCTTTACCTGAATTTCCAACTGAGGTAATATAATGCCTTTAATTATACCAAGTAACTCTATAACTGGTGGTTATGTAGTAGATAACTCATTAAGATTTGATGATGGTAGTAGTGATTACCTTAATAGAACACCAGCAAGTGCTGGAAATAGAAAAACTTGGACTTGGAGTGGCTGGTTAAAAATGGGAGTTGGAAGTAATGGTAGAATTTTTAGTTCAGGAACTTCAGGAACAGAAAAATCAGAAATTGCTATTGCTGGTATAACCAATACTACTGGATTAAATGTAAGATTAAGAAATGATAGTGGAGATGGAAATAAATCAGTTACTTTATCAGCATTACAAAGAGACCCATCAGCTTGGTATCATTTAGTTGTTGGAATAGATACAACACAAGCAACAGATACAAACAGAATAAAAATATATATTAATGGAGAATTACAAACTGATTTTAGTTCAGCTAGTTATCCATCACAAAATGTTGATACATATATAAATAGTACAAATCAACATAATGTAGGTGCTTTATATGATGGAAGTACAGGAAGTTATTATGATGGATATTTAGCAGAATGTGTTTTTATTGACGGACAACAACTAGACCCAACATCATTTGGAGAATTTGACGAAGACACAGGAATATGGAAACCCATTAATGTATCTGGTTTAACCTTTGGCACAAATGGATTTTATTTACCATTTGAAAACTCTGCTGCATTGGGTCAAGACGATAGTGGTAATGGAAATAACTTTACTGTAAATAATTTAACTAGCATAGACCAAACTACTGATACACCTACTAATAATTATGCAACTATGAATCCTTTATTTGTATATACAACTAACCCCACTTATTCCAATGGTAATTGCACAACTTCTTCTCCTATAACAGGTGGAACTAGACCTATATCTACAATAGAAGTACCAAAAACAGGAAAGTGGTATTGTGAAATAAAAGTAGATAGCACCACAGGAAGTATTGGAGATAATTCAAGGATTGGAATTTATGTTCCATCAAATGCAACCTATAATGCTAGATATTTAAGTAATGGGAATTATAATTTAGATGCTTCTGCTGGTTCGTATGGAGCAACTTTTGGGGCTGGAGATATAATTGGAATAGCAGTAGATTCAGATTCTAATACAATAGAATTTTATAAAAATGGAGTTTCACAAGGCTCATTAAGTTATACTATGCAATCAAATGAAACATATTTTTTTACTGCTTTTGAATCAAGTAACACTATTGGAATTAATTATAGTTATAACTTCGGCAACCCACCATTCACAATCTCATCAGGTAATAGTGATGGTAATGGCTATGGAAACTTTGAATATTCTGTACCATCAGGATATTATGCACTTAACACAAAAAACTTAGCGGAGTATGGATAATGGCTTACACAGATATAGATAAATCAGACGATTATTTTAATACTGTTCTTTATACAGGTAATGGTGGAACACAATCTATTACAGGGGTTAATTTTCAACCTGATTGGGTTTGGTTAAAACAAAGAGCAAATGATGTTTCTAATAGAAATCATATGTTATTTGATAGTAATAGAGGAACACAAAAAGCATTAAGTTCAAATACAACTGGTGCAGAAGATACATCAGCTGCATATCTAACATCTTATGATAGTGATGGATTTACACTTGGTTCTTCATCAGTTCTAAATAGAAATACAACTACTTACGCATCATGGAATTGGTTAGCATCAAACACAACTGCATCAAA